CATGGACCGGTGATATTCTTCCGCAGCATGCCGCACGAGCACTACAGCATATAACAACCGACATAGCCAACTATAATAACGGGGTCTATTCTGTCACAAGTGATGGAGGACCTTATTATGGTGTGGTTATGTTCAAATACTCCAACACGCTTTATTCTGGGTTCTTATTCAGCTACGGAACCAACATGTCGTTTTATCGTTTTTCGGTCACTAATGGAACGCGCACTGCTATGCTGATTTTTAGAATATAGGAATTCTAAATGCCAACTTCACTCGAACATGTGGTATAACCGCAGCCAAATAGAATCTGCTGAGCATACAACGAACTTGATGCGTGTTGCACTATCATGAAAAAGGCATATGTTATTCCGGTTGTATCAAACGGCACATTACTAAGCGTTGCGGCGGTTTCAAGGCTATTGCAAATGTATTTGCCCGGAGTTGTAAAAGAGTTCAGGTTGCTATTTTCAGGAATGGCTGTGTTCGGGGTGATGTAAAGCGGATAACTGTTGGCATTTAACTACCTACCAGATTCCATATAGTTTTACATTTGAAAAGTTCACAAAAGATGATACTGTACAACTGGTTAACGTGGCATTGAAAGTGAATTTAACTCGACCATTCCATGCAGGGTCTTGATACGCAAGATATACGCTTTTAGCTGCAAGCATCTTAGACGGATACAGCTGCTGTGTCATAACTTGCCCGTTGTATTCTGCCGTCATCAAAAGAAAACGGTATTGTTTTAATGACGGATCATAAGTAATAGTCCATTCTCCATCCCATTCAGATGGCGCTGCCGCATTGTTGGCATTTAGCACACTCAGGGCCTTCGTCACGGTGCCGTCCCCGATGGAGCTGATGTCGGTCGTGCCGAGCAGCTTGTAGAGATATCTCACGTTTTTGAACATCTGGCTCATTTTAGCAAAAATACTCTTGTGGGTCTCACCGCTTGCTACCTTCGTGACGTTCGTCCAAGAGGATGCACCACCGTCAGCAACGTCGGAGGAAGTGAAGGCCACGACCGAGTCCTTCGTATCATGGAGCTTTTCATCGATGGTGTCCATGTTGTCATTGATATCGAAGATATCCGCAAAGTCCGTGTAATCCGGCTTTTTAAGATTCAGATTGTTTGTATTCTCCATGATTTATTCCTCCTGCCACTTTTCGTTAGCTTTAACATCGTTCCATGTATCCTGCCCCTGATTCCACAGGTCGCCCCATGTCATGCCGTAGAACCGGCCCCAGCGGTTATAAATTATCTTTACCAGCACGTCCATGTCTGCCGGCGCCATGGCCCGCATGATGTCATATACGGAGTCGACCTTCAGCATCTGGGCCAGAAAGATTCCGACCTTCAACAGTTTCTGCTGGACGCTGATGTCAAGCGTGTAGTAGTCTCCGACCATTGCCTTCAGGACTTCGTGGAATTTCGGCTCTGTATACGGCAGGGATGATGTCCACCGCCCTTTGATTGCGATACGGCGCTCCACCAGTGTCTCATCTCCCATCAGCTTGATGCCGATGAGCGACTCCCACCTGGTACAAGTATACTCGTCCATAGTGTCAAAGTACTGGTTCTCCTGCTGCCTGCCCAGCACGGCCCACAGGAGCCGGAGCTCCTTATCGTAGGCCGCCGCGATGCGCTGGAATTCTTCGATATTCCTGATGTGCTGAGGGTAGTAGTGTATTGTGTCAACGTGTCTTGCCATCTGCTACACCTCCTTAATGCACCACCAGTGTGCCCATGACCGGGATCTCGTCAGATTCCAGATGCAGATTGGTGGTGGAGCCGTTAAGGGTCGTGCCCTGTATGTCCGTGACACCGGTAACATTCAGCACGGCAGCTTCCAGACGAGACACATAGACTAATGCTTCCGTCCGTGCATCACCCTCCGCCCATGCCTCCGCGATGCTTTCGATATAGCCCTCGATGGCCGCCGTAATCTGGTCACCGATGGTGGCCCAGCTGTATCCGGCGGTGTAGGTGATGGTGGTGACCACATTAACAGTCACCGGAGAGACGGCTGCCACAGTGACATCATGGTCAATGGGAGCAAAGCCGTAGCCAGTACCGCCGTCAGTGGGCACGAGAGCCTCCTGGATCTGATTGATGAGATATGTTGACGGCACTCCACCGTCCGCTGCCTGCACTACGACCTTCACGGTCCCGACACCATCCCAGACAGGATAGACCTTGCATCCACCAACGCCGTCCATCGCATTGACGATGGTCTTATAAGCCGTGATGTTCCCACCGAAGGCCTCCGTCGAGAAGGACTCCAGATAACGTCTATAGAGCTCTTCCTGTGTCTCATCGTCATCTCCGGCAATCAGCACCTGCGTGATGACTGCGGATGTCAGGCCGTCCACATAGTCGATGGGTGTTAGCTGACCGAGCAGCTCATTCGGACCGCTTCCGGTTTCCTCGCACATCGCCTTGTAAATGTGTTCGGAAGCATCCAGCTCCTCAGTAACGATATAGTTAAAACCCTTCAGGGATGCTCTCCATCCCACCGGCAAGGCCACATTGGCCGTGATGCTGACATAAGCATTTGTGGCCGGCTTCCGGGTGAGGCCTCTGTTCGCGGCAATCCGCACAAGGCCGTCCATGTCTGCCGTATCCGCGAATCCCTCATTGAGGATATAGTTCGCTTCGATATAAAGCTTCTCCAGCTCAAAGGCCAGCACACTCAAGGCATTGAAAACCAGACTGCCCTCGCCCTTCTGGATGCCGTCCCCTGCTTCTGCTTTTGCATCCGCAAGGATATAGTCATAAGTCATTTCCTCATACATTCTCATCCACCTCCAAAGGGCCGAACTGTGTGATGACAGTGCAGGTGATATGCAGTAAGTCATCGTTACGAGTCACACTGAAATTCTCTACGGCACTGATATACGGACTCACGAAGAGAGCATCCTCCAGCTCCGTCAGGACGTCCGCATTGAGATATTCGTCAGTCAGCACCTGCCCGATGTACTGTTCGAACTCGGTCCCGTACTGCCAGCTGTAAATGGCGTACCGGAAGCGCGGGGTCTTCAAACAGCACCAGATCCACACCTTCACGGCCTCGATGCCTTCGACTATCTCGCCGGTCAGCTGGCCGGTCTCGAAGTCTATGCCGTATTCACGCGGGACAGTGAGCACCTGAGCCGCCGCTGTGTTCTCCTGGATCTCTGTGGCCATGAATGACGGTAAAAGGCTCATACGCTCACCATCCTTTCAATTACAAGAAACGTGCTGTCATCCAGCTGATAGGCAAGCACCACATCCCCTGCCTGCAGTGCGGGTGCATAGGTCGACCTGTCAGTCAGTGCAGACCCATCATGGCAGGTGCCGGCTACCTGAGTGCAGGTCTTGGTCGTCAGGTGTGATGCTATCCGCAGATTCGGTGATGTTATCTGCATCTGTCCTACCTGCAGGATGTTCGGGCCTGCCATCGTGCAAAGCTGGAGGCCGCGCCCGGTCTGAGGCTCGCCACGCATCATCAGCGCCATATCTTCTGCCCAGCTCATGTGCTCGCCTCCTTCTTCGTGCTCTTGCTCTTGCTCTTCTTGCTCTTGCTCTTCTTGTCCTTGTCTTCTTCCTTGATTTCCTTTGTATTCATGATCGCATCGAATGTCAGCTCCAGCTCCATCGTGTGGATGCCGTTCTGCCATGTGTGGCTGTCAGAGCTGATCCAGTACCGCCCGGAGAGACCGGTCGCCGCGTCATGGAGCATGACATAATAGCAGGAAAGACAGTTGATATCACCGATCGCATTTATCTTGATCTTCTGCTCCGGCTTGCTCTTGAGCATGGCCGTCGCCGCTGTGGTCGGGTCGACGCCTTCTTCTTGTTTGTAGATATTCTGGAAGATTCCGAACTTGCCGGCGGAGTCAGTGTCATTGACCTCTCCAATCTGATTGCCTTTGTCGTCATAAACCTTCACGCGGTTCACAATAGCATCCATGCTCTCGGAGAAGTTGCTGGCCGTGATGTTTGCAGCGTCTGACAGAGTAAAGCCGTTGACTATCCACTCGGCCTTGTAGACGCCCAGGCCCCGCTTGTAAATCATCGCGAAGTATTTGTCTCCGGTGATCTTGTGGGCCTTCGTATAGGCCGCCATGATGATGTCATAGAGGCTCATCTGGTCGCAGATCATGGAGGCGATGTTGACGCCGGTGATGTAGATAGACGGCACGCCGTTCGCATAGCGAAGCGGGAACTGCACATCTGCGGCCACCTGCATTGCTACGGCCTCCGGTGTCACATTCTGGAAGTTGTACTGGCCCTTCGACTCCAGCAGGTGCTTCATCGGGTCTGTCGCCGTGAAGGTAATCGTCCCAATGTCGCTCGACTTCTCGATCCCGAATATCTGCCCGTAGAAGACCTCGCCTTCCTTTTCATCCTCCAGTGACACCAGGTCACCGACAGACACGGCCGGAATCTTAATAGTCGGGTCATACGGGTCATTTACATAGGCAAAGTCCAGAGTCCTGCACGCGGATGAGGCGGACCCTTTCCACGTCACAGTCGCACAGGCTCCGGTTATGTCGTACTGCTGACCGCTGTCAGGTTTGTAAAGCTGAATCCTCATGACTCAACCTTTGCCGATGGGATGGTCAGCGTCATGCCATCCATAATCATGTTGGGGTCCGCTCCGATGGCTGCTTTGTTCTGCTCGTAAATAGCATGCCAGTCTGCCGAACCTGTCAGCTGACGGGCGATGGTGGACAGGGAATCCCCTGCCTTCACCGTGTAGGTCGTGCCGGAGGCCGTCTCAGGCTCCGTTCTGGGGCTCTCCTCCAGTGTCTTGTCTTCGACAGCTACGGCATCGCCTCCGGTCTCCAAGCTGGACATTGTGACCACCGTGCTGGTGCCTACAGACACCCCTCGATGCTCTTTGAACGTCAGCGTGTAATTGATGTCTCCGGTGCCGTCGTTCTCGGACCATTCGAAGGATTCGATGCGACACCGAAGACGGATCGGCGTGCCGGTGATAAGGAGGCGCAAAGTCCCGGCGCGCTTTATTTTCTCCACAAGCTTGACGTAGCTTGATGGGGACTTAATGTTTCGGTACGAACAATATTCAGGGTCGTACCGCTTTGGGAAAAATGAAGAAAAAGAGATGGACTGGAGGGCGCGCTTGCCTCCCAGATCCACCTCACCCAATGCATTGATATCTACAGACTGATTTGACTGAGAAGACTGCACCGTATATTCCGACGGGAGCACAGGTATTCTCAGTTTTTTTCTGCCTCTAAGCCATATTTCCACTGAAACTCATGCCTCCCATCATAGCGCCTGCCAGCCGCATCTTGCGGACGACAGCGTCTCCAATCTTGTCAATGTCTGCATCCTCGCGGACCACAATCTGGTCTGCAAGCTTGGCGATGGTAATGCTACCGCCCATCGGTGTGTTCAGACTCGCCTCATGCGGGATAATCTGAGTGCCTCTCGGCAGGTTCATCAGCTCAGGGCCCTTCTCACCTACGGTGGTCCAGCCGCCGCGCCAGTTCGGAGTACCCGTAGCGTTCCGTCCTACTCCATGAAGACCGCCGGCTGATACTCCACTGCCCATACTGGACAGCGCTTCTCCTGCTTTCTTAGCAGCACCGACAATCCCGTTAAGAATGCCAATGATGCCATTCAAAGCACCGACGATAGTTCCAACAACACTGGTGGCTATGTTGCTCATTCCATTCCAGACAGACGACCAGTCGCCGTTCATGATGCCTCTGATAACTGTGATGACTCCCTGTATGATGCCAGCTATTCCGCCGAGAATACTAGAGATGAAAGTTACCGCACCCTGTACGATGCCGCTACTGAGAGTCCATGCAGATGACCAATCGCCGTTAATGATAGCGACGATATTTGAGACAATACTGCTGACTATAGGCGAAAGCGTTTGAATGACTAAAGCAATGCCATTAATAACGCCCGAAATGATCGTCCCCGCAGTCACGATGGCGTTGCACAGATAATTTGCTATCATGTCGCCAATCAATGTTAATATTGGAGATACAGCACTGCCGAACCCCTGGAAGGCGCTCATCAGATTCTGAACAGCAGGTCCTACCACACTCATCGCCTGCGACACGGCCGCTTTGAACTGATCGAAATGTGTCACTACTACTGCAATCACCACAGCTACAGCCGCGATCGCAGCGATCACAACACCTAGCGGAGTAGCCAGACCTGCCAGCAATGCCTTGAGCGGGCCACCCGCAGTGGTTACGGCCTTAATTACGCCTTGCAGCTTACCAAACGCGCCGAACAGCTTAACTCCGATCTGAATCATCTTACCGAAGGCAAGTAGAGCCGGACCAACTGCCGCAGCCATAGCCGCCCATTTGACGATCTGCTGCTGCTGTTCTGGTGACATCTGCCGGAACTTATCCACAAGGCTCGTCAGTTTCTCGATAAACGGAACTATAGCAGTAGCGCTGGCCTGACCAACTTTGTACTTAAATACATCAAATGCCGATGACAATTTTTCGAGCGGCGTCATCATTGCATCAGCTGCATCCTGTGCATTACCGCTCGCGCCGTCGATGTTGTCCTTCATTCCCTGAAGGGCATCCAGGCCGGGGCCATCCATAAGCGCAATCCACTTGGATGCCTGGTTCTTACCAAAGATAGCAGATGCAGCTGCCAGCTTCTGCTCATCGTTCAGTCCTCTGAACGCACCTTGCAGGATGCTCAGGGTCTCAGGCATGGACTTCAGAGAACCATTCTCAAACAGTTCGCCTGCGATTCCTAACTTCTGAAGTGCTTTCTGTCCTTCTTTAGCCGGAGCCGCCAAACGCATGAGACCTGTATTCAATGCTGTCGCGCCTTCGGATGCACCGATGGACATATCACCAAATACGCCCGTCAGGGTAGCCAAATCAGAGAACGACCATCCGACCGTCTTGAATGTCGGACCTGCCACAGACATGGCATCAAACAGGCCCTGCACATCAGTGTTCGCCTGCGCCTGTGCCTTCGTGAACATATCAGCATAGTGTGTTGCCTCATCAGCTCCGGCGCCGAATGCTTTCATGGTGTTGCCCAGACCGCCGGTAACAGTGTCGAGATCTGTCGCAGTACCCGCTGCCAGGTTCAGAGCCGGTGCCAGCATATCAGCCGACTCGGCCGCGTTGAAGCCTTGCCGCGCATAGTTAACCAGAGCGCTCGCGCCCTCCTCTATCGGGAAAATTGAATTAACCGCCGCACTCTCCAGCGCTGTAGAGAGGTCAGCGGTAGCGTAGGCACTCTCGCCCATCGTGGCTCGCACAAGCTTAAGCTGCTTGTCCACGCCCTCGAATGTCTTGTAAGACATCGCGCCCATCCCGACGATAGGCATGGTCACCGCTGTGGTCAGTGTTTTGCCGGCCTGCTCGAATCCTTTTCCAATCTTATCGA